AAGCCTGCTAATTCACCCGGACTATCACTAAGTATTAGCGGTCCTTCCATTGTGTCGCCTTGACGTCTTACAATACTCTTTCTTGGTATTGCTTGATTGTCTAACCAAAGACCAGCTAAGTCTGTATCATATGCTGCATCAGTAAATTTGTGTATATCATCTACATCAATAGTGTGTGTAATATATGCTTTGTCGTTGTTTTGTAAAGCACCTTGTTGTGTTCTGTGTACACTAAGTTCGTCAGCATTTACAAATCTTAGATAGTATGTATCACCATTAACAATACCTGAAGGTTCTGTATCTTCTGCTTTAAAGACAAATCCTGTTCCGTCAACTGTTTTTGTATAACCATGACTAGCAACTACAATATTACCATCACTGTAACTCTGTACTGTTATGATATAATCGGTATCTTCTATTGTTGCAGGCTCGTCTCCAATACGCAATGGTCTGTCACCAGCTACGTATCTAGAATCAGCATACCCTTTTGTAATTACAAGATCGTCTACAGTAATATCTGCACGTTCTGGGGAGAAGTTATGTTTAGAATTCCATTCGTCGGCAGCTGCTTGATCAATTCCTACGTTGGCAATTCCGTATCCTTGAGCATTTAGTCCACCACCTAGTGCTGGTTTATCATCATTTGCAACACTTCTGAACGATGTTTTAAGAATAAGATTCTCACCATCACGTTCAATTGTAATACTATCTGTTTCACCATCGCCTGCGGCAACATCACTAACAAGATTAAATAATCCTATTTGTGGTCCATCGCTAGTTGGAACAGTATACACTACTTTATCGCCTATTAGCGTATTTGGTGTGTCACCTAGTGTAGTAAAGCTAATACTTCCTCCAACACCAAACGCTGCATACAGCTCTTGGAAGTTTTCGTTTACTTTGCGGAATGACTCGCGAATACTATCGCCTGTACCGTCATTACCCTCTACACCAATATCAATATCTAGTTTTGCCATTTATAAATGCTCCGATTATCCTATTATTTGTGGAATGCTATCCATATCAAAGTTCACGCTAACACCACAACCGCAACTTGATTGTGCGTTTGGATTCTGTATATCAAACATTGAACCCATAATATCTTTCTTGTAATCTACTACAGTACCTACAAGAAACATTAAACTATGTGGTGCAATAACTAAGTTACCAGTACCAGCGTTAAGAACTTCGCTCTCATCTTCAACTTCTTCTTCTGAAAGTAAACCCCATTCGTATTCAAATCCTGCACAACCGCCGCCTTTAATGTTTAAAGACACTCCAAACTTACTATTTTCTTTGCAAAGTAAGTTTATTTGCTGTTTAGCAGCCTCAGTTAGTGTACAAATTGTCATGAATTTACCTTTCCTTATCAGTATTTATCGTATTGTTTTATAATCTTAATGTAAATATAGTTATGTTCATTAAAGAATATAAAAAGCAAACCCGGCATACTCGTACTAGCAAGACCGGCAAGGAACACGCCTACAAGCGTGAACAGACTATTTGTCAGTTTCGTTGTGATAATTGTAATACTGAGTTTGAACGTCCAAGAGGATCAATGGATCCTAAACGACTAAGTAATAATTACTTTCACGTATGTAAGACCTGTGATAGTAAGAAGTTTGCACAAAAGAAAGGTGTAGAACGTAAACAAGTATGGAACATGAGTGCTAGTAGTGGTGTATCAATAAGTAAAATGTAGCCACATTTAGCATTATGTACACAATATGATATTAAATATATATTCCTATAGGAGAATAAGATGATTAAATGGTTAAAAAGTATTTTGGGTTATGGTTCAGTGCCAGAGGTAATTGAAACTGTAATGGCTCCACAGCCAACACCAAAAACAAAAACTGTTAAAAAAGCAGCGCCTAAGAAAAAGGCACCTAAAGTTGATTTTGATTCAATGAAGAAAAATGAACTACTTGCTTATGCTAAAAAGAATGGTATTAAAGCCAACGCAAGCATGAACAAAGCTGCATTAGTTAAGATTTTGAAATAAAGTTCTTTAACTGTTCAACAGTTGTATCTAAGCGAGTCAGCTTTCGCTCTAATGTAGTGATTGCTACTCGCTGTTTTCTTGATTGCTCTTCCAAACTATTTACATATTGAAGTGATGGTACTTCTTGTTGTGTGCCATCTTCGCCGAGCATAGTAAAACGATCAACACCTTGTGCTTTTAGTCCACCTGTAACTCTGTTAGGATTTTTATCAGATGATGATTGGGTCTGGCTGGGTGCTTTCCTGCCGTACATTTTGTTCAAATAGCTCATAGTGTTCTAACTCCTCTTTGTATTTATATAGGTCAATGCTGGCAAGATTCTTACACTTGCTTTCGCACATAATATCTGCATAATCTAAGAAGCTCAAAGCCCAGTCATTAACAAGCTGATTAGGATAGTAGTCACTGTGCGCTCGTAGTTTTGCTTTCTTGTAGCCTGCTTCTAGTAGTGCTGGCATATCGGGCATAGTATCGTGTGCAAAGCCTTCGGGTAGTGCTTCGTTGCGACTGTATGAATAATGTATTACTGGTCGCACACCACGCCAACTATCTATTACGCGAGCAAATCTATCGTCGGTGGGCTGTATGTATTCTCCTTCACGGCACCAGTGATGGTGTATGTCAAGTACGAGTGCGCAGGTGTCAACAAGTTCGAGGCTTGCGTCAATGCCCCATTTGTTCTCGTCGTTCTCGATCGTAATCGTGTTTCTCGCTTCTGGAGAAAGTCTTTTGTCAACTGCGTGTTTGATACCGGCTGGACCTTGTCTGCCTGATATATGGACATTGCACTTGAAGTCTTGGAACGATTGGCCATAGCCCATCCATCTGATGCAATTAACATGATATTCAAACTCCTCTATTGATCGTTCAACGATTTCTGGGTTATCACTGGCAAGGACTGTGAACTGACCAGGATGCATGGAAAGTCGCACATCAAGGGCTCTTGCCGTGGCACCGACTTCTGCAAACGCTCTCTCACAGTAATCCACAACGTCAGGCCTACGCCAATAATAGCACCAATCCCGCTGGGTATAAACAGGAAGTACATCACTACCAAGTCGTACCATCCTAAGTTCAGGTGGAAGGTTTCCCACATATTCAATCAACCTTTTGTATGCGGCAATGTTGTGAACCATAATGTCCCACAAACGTTGCTCGGCTACATCAACAGTTTGTCTGTTAAGCCATTGTACTGTTGTGCTGCGTGTATTTAGTGGACGTTGGATTTCTTCTAGTAATTTCTTCTTCTGCGATTGGTCTGGATGCATATACTTACAAGCAAAGCCAATACGTTGAATGTCTTTTTGTGATTTCAAAAAGTCCCCTGCTGTTGTAAATTTAAGATCCATAAGTTACCTTTTCTTGTATGAGCCGTCTAGCTCGTGTGTGCCTGAGTTTGACCATGCCCACTGTACACAATTGTACCATGCATAATGTGGGTGTTGTCGTAGTTGTTTGTACCATTGTTTAAATAGTATAACACGTTTCTTAAAGTTAGTCAAGTTCATATTCAAAGTTTTGACAATCCATATGACGGTTTAAAAACTTTGCTCCGTTTCTAAGATGAAAGTTTTTAGCCATTTCAGTTAGTGGACTTAAAGTAACAAATCGTTTTATATTTGGACTTGTGTCTTTTATTTGTTTTGCTACTTCAAATACAATTTCTCTTCCGGCGCCTTTGTCGTAACTCCATACAGTATAAAAGTTTGCAACACTAGTGCCAGTTAATTCAAGATCACGTTCACATGTAGGAACTTCGTCTGTATAAGCTACACAGATGACCGCTCGCAGATCAGTCCAGTTCTCATTAGCATATAGTCCATACACTTCACGTCCTGGTAGTGTACGCCACTCTGATGATATATGAGGACGTACTGGATCGTCTTTTATAACACTGTCAACAATTGACGAATTTAATTTTAATAACATAGTTTACTTTCTACTTCCAATTATTAATTACCCACGGATCCAAACAATTTTCTGGATTAGGATCTCCGTGGAATACACATATACAACATTCATTTGGCGGTACGACATGTTCAATTGTTCTTAATTGTCGTTTGCCTCTTGGCGTGCCTTGTTTAAATGTTTTATCTTTTCTAATTTCCCATTTCCAACTGAGTATCCAATTGTCAGGAAATAGTTTTGCTTTAGTACTGGTGCGTGTCGATACATCGTACAACCAATCTTGATCCCCATGCCACCGGCGTTGTATGTTCTTTTGATCTTTTTTAAAGTCTTCCCAAAAATGTGCCAAGTATCCTGCTCTAAAACGTACAACAGAACTGTTATACTTTTGCCAACTAGGACGCATCTTTCTAGTAAAGTCACGTATTGTACACCAGCTATCAACTTCGTACAAAAACAAGTGATCAATGTTTTTTGCAATTACAACATCTAGATCCATATACAATACATTACCAACTAATCCTAGATCAGGTGAAAACATATATGGCTTACACCACCAACCTTGTAAGTAGTCAGGTAGCGGTATAGTTTTTATGTTAGGATTGATTCCAGTAGTATCGTCGGTTAAACAAACAAAAGTGAAGTCTATTGTACAATGGCGCTTTACCATTCTATACAATGTATTAACGTAATCAGCACTATACTTTGTGCCATGTTTCAGACACAAAATATAATTATTATCTACACTTTTCTGCGGCAAAATTTGAACATCTTCCACACTTTTCTGCACCTTCTCTAAGGCTTTGCGTGTTTTGCGTTCTTCTTTTGTTTCACCATCGACATACTTCTTGACCAAGCTATGCCTCGTATATCGCTGAATTTGCTCCGTGTTCTGCACATTCTGCTCTTACGCAATAGCAACGATTGTCGCTCATATCACGTACTAGTTTATCTGCAAAATTAAATGCGTGTTCTGCAAATTTCTCTGCACCAACACCATCCATTACAACAATCTCTGCTAGGTCAAGTTCTTGTAGTTCCATAAACTTGTCCATGTGCGGATCGTTTTTATCAATTGCTGTCTTATGATCAAAGTGATCTTCTAGCCACTTCTTCAAAGGCTTTAGTCCGCCAAAGTCAACAGCCCAGTTTTTATTATCTAGTTCATCACA